ATTCAAATTTCTGGAGTTCAAAAAGATACAACTTTAACTCCGGGAGCTTTTTTAAATTTCAGTGACACCAATTACTGGAAAAGTTCACAAATGTGTTCTTTTTTGGATCTTTACAATCAAGGTCAAGTCACATCCAAAGACCGTTTTTTGTTCACTGATTTTTGGAATCCTACAATCACACAAATAGCATATATGCGTGATTTGTTAAAAACACAGTGGGAACTACATAGTATTGTTCATGCTGGCGCTTACGATCCCACAGACATCCTGGGCATGCAGATGCAAAAACCCTGGCCCTGGCATCAGGAACGCAGCTGGTTTTATGCCAGTGATTATAACTATTTTGCCACTGAGTTTCATCGCCAGATGTTCTTGCGAAATCTGGATATTCCAGTAGCAGATCAGGGCCGAGCTGTTCGCAGCGGTCAGCCTCATGAACTGATTGTGGCTCCTTTGGAAAACTTGCGCAAAAACGCCAAACAAAACACTGTGATCTGGCCACATCGGTTAAACGCTGACAAACAACCCGAAATTGTGCGAGATCTCGCCGGATACATCAATGCTGACCTCATAATCACACAGGATCAGAAGTTGGATAAACAACAGTATTATCAGACAATTTCTGAAACCAAAGTGACTTTTAGTTGCAGCTTGCATGAAAATTTGGGCATCAGTCAGATGGAAGGATGTCTAACTGGTAGTTTACCCTGTGTGCCAGATCGAGCCAGCTATAGTGAAATGTACCTTCCAGAGTTTCGTTACCCATCTGCATGGACTCAGGATTGGCAATCCTATCTAAAACATCGTGGGCAATTAGCAGAGTTTATCAATCAGCTCACTGACAATTATGACCAATATCAGAGTTTGCTGGACCAACAGATTGATATACTCAAAACACATTTTTTAAATTGCAAAATCATGTTAAAGGTATTAACTCAATGAACACACTACTGAAATTATCTTCGTTTTTGTTGTTTTTTGTATTGCTGATGTTTTTAATCGCAATCGTACCATTTTTAGTTTTGTGGAGTTTGAATACTCTGTTCCCTGTGTTGATGATACCCTATAACTTACAAACCTGGTCAGCTTCGGTTATACTTGTTGTATTATTGCACAGAAACTATAACATTAAAATTGACAGATTACGGAAATAAACTTATACTTAAAGAGTAACTATGAAAAAAATCAGCGAACAGATCAAGAACAGAATTCAGCAGGATGGTGGTAGTTTTTTTGCCAATCACAACATTCACAAGTACATTGAAGCCGGAGAACAGGATCTGCTGGTGGACGAGGTCACTGGCCAGATGCAGGGCGTGTTGGAAAGTTTGGTGATTGATACTGCCAATGATCACAACACCCGTGACACGGCTCGTCGTGTGGCAAAGATGATGGTGCGAGAAATCTTCAGTGGCCGCTTTGAACCACCGCCCAGTATCACCAGTTTTCCCAACATGGGATATCAGAGCTTGTATACCACTGGTCCTATCAGCATCCGCAGCACCTGCGCTCATCATTTCCAGAACATCGTGGGCAGTTGTTGGGTGGGAATCTTTCCCGAACAGGAAGTGATTGGGTTGAGTAAGTTCAATCGTCTGGTACACTGGATCGCCAGTCGTCCTCAGATTCAGGAAGAAATGACCACTGAAATTGCCGATGCCCTGCGCAATTTTGCAAAAACCCCCAATGTGGCTGTGGTCGTAAAAGCCAATCATCACTGTATGACTCAGCGTGGGGTCAAGGAGCATGAAAATGATATGGTAACGGCTGTAATGGCTGGGTTGTTTCAAACTGATTCCAGTCTGAAACAGGAATTTTACGATATTCTCAAGCTAAGTGGACCATCAAAACGATAATATTATAAAAGCTGCATAATTTGACATGACAACTAAATACTTGGTAAGAGGTTGTCATGTTAAGTTATTTCTACGTTATCAAATTTTCATTAACTGGTCAGTACTATGCTGGTAGTAGATATACTAAAAGATTATCAGAAGCTAACATTAATAATGATCTTTGGTTTAGATATTTTACATCATCTAAGATTATCAAAATGCTAATAAAGAAATTTGGGGCGAGTGCTTTTAGCATCGAAAGGATCAAAATATTTAAGTCACGAGACGGTGCTAAAATTTATGAGTCAAGATTCTTAAAGAAGGTGGATGCAAAAAATAATCCGTCGATGTTAAACCAATCTAATTCTGTCTTCGAGAATACCACAGTGTTACAGTGGATCACAGACGACAGCGTTAGCACTATGATCATCAAAGGGAAACCATTATTCCCTGGGTTTCGTCCAGGTCGAACACACACCCCAAAAAGAAAAAACAAAAATCCAGGCCCCAAAAACAAAACCCATGTAATTGATATTGCTACAAATGATAGGATGATGATACCAAAAAATGAATTTGATCCGTCAAAACACATTAAACCAAACGTAGCACACAACAAAGGCAGAACTTGGATACATAACCCACATACAGGGGAATCTAAAATCATCAAAGATAGTTATAACATACCAAATGGTTGGATCAAAGGAAATCCTAGACGACAAAAAACTACGTGGTATCATGATCCCATAACGCAGACAAACTATCAAATAAAAGAAGATGATATTCCTCCAAATAATCTCAAAAAAGGAAGATTCTACCCATTTGTGTGGTATACGAATCCTTTAACCAATGAAAATATTTTATGTAACATATTGAATGATCCTCCTATTGGTTATATCAAAGGAAGATCATTACCCAAAAAAGGACTATAACTATATGATCAAAATACACTATGATTGGAACGACCTGGAAAAAGACATCAATTACCTGGCTCTAAAAGTGGCACTAAGTGGTTGGAAGCCAGATTACATCGTGGGTATCAGTCGCGGCGGCTGTGTGCCCGCGGTGATGTTGAGTCACCTCCTGGGAGTTCCCATGGCTCCATTGCGATTGAGTTTGGATGACTTGGATAATTGTGTTACTGATTGTGGCATGGCTGAAGATGCGTATGGTTATGGTCAGGAAAGGGCCAAAAACATTCTGATTGTGGATGATATCAACGATACTGGCGCAACCTTTCAGTGGATCATGAAAGATTGGCCGGATAGCTGTTTGCCCGAAGAACCACGCTGGCAGTCAGTGTGGCATCAGAATGTGAAATTTTTGACTCTGTTCAATAATGCCAGCAGTGACTTTTCGGATGTGGATTTTTCTGCTCGTGAAATCAACAAACTGGAACAGGATGTTTATATTGTGTTTCCTTGGGAAAATTCACGTGATTAACTCATAAATACAGCACTATGCTGTATTTTCTTATAATGTCTTGTTTAAGCAGTGTCATAGGCAGCAGTTTCTACAACTGGTGGGAAACCACTCGCATAGGCTGCTGGTTCAACAGAAAACTCGACTCCACGATGAATTGGGCTAGTCAACGGTTTCATCTCAAAGATTTCACTCGTGCTGAAAATGTCATGGCTAAAATCCAAAAGCACGATCAGCACCTGGCAGACCTGGAGCAGAGAATAGCCCAATTGGAGAAAAAAACACCAAAAAGTCAATAAAAATTTGCTAATTGACTTTTTAGAACGTATTATTAATATATGAGACACTATTCAGATTCTGTTCTTTTTAATTGGCTGCGCAAACATCTGGGTGTTCAAAAACCCTATGCTCTCCCCATGGGCGAGTGGGATGAATGGCAAATCAAAATTAAAAATGAAAAACCTGTAGCATATTGGATCACGGAGATACTGCCTGATTGGCTGGAAAAACCTGCAGAGTGGACCATTGATCCCATACGTGATCTCAAATACCATTTGAGAAATCGTTTTATCACTAAAACTCATTACCTCAAAACTGGTTTGAAACCTGGACAGTGGCATGAGTTTGATGAACGTCTGCTGCACGGCATGTTTACTGAACTGGTGGACTTTGTTGAAATTGAAAAAGCACACCTGCATGTGATCTGGGGTGATAAGGAAGATGCTGCACGTTATCAGATGCCCTGGTGGCAGAGGATATATTGGTTTCGCTGGAAAGAATGGCGTTCTCCTCAAGCTGGTGTTGATTATTTGAAGTGGGAAATCAGCCTCACGCACGGCAGCGAATGGTTCAGTGATCCCAACCATCCTGACATTGGTAAACCCACTCCGCAAGCTATTGCTGCTAAAGAAATTTTGGACCTCTACGAATGGTGGACTGTGCGTAGACCTGCAAGACCTGATGCGTATGATGCCAGTGGTTGGTCTGCTGTATGTGATGAAATTCGGGACAAATATGGAAAATTGTTTGCAGAAATCACTGATCCAGAACTGAAACAACGTAGTGATCACGCCCTGAAACTCACCACTGAAATTGAAACTCAATACGAGCAAGAAGACACTGGCATGATGATCAGACTGATCAAAGTTCGCCAAAGCATGTGGACTTGATATATGGAGCAAACACAAATGCCCTTTAACACTACTAGATCACTAGAGATAGATCTAATGTCCAGTGATCTGATACGAAACAAATGCCTAGAACTTGACTATGCTCAAAATCTTTATGCAGCATTATGTAACACAACATGGCAACCAATAGAAGTTTGGGAAATTCTAAAAAATTCTCACTGGTATTGTAGTTGGAGATCTGCTGGTCGTATTGTGTCTGATATCAGAAATTCCACAAACCCAACTCTAAATGAAGATTATATGAATTTTTACTGTAGTGGTATTGCCACTGAAGATGCATTGTGGAACGACAATGCAACTAACAAAAGTAAACATGTGCCGGAAGGCACGGTTACTCAAGAAATTCTAGCAGATTTCTTGAATTTGGGATGGAGGCTCGTTGATGAAAATGAAGAATGGCGTTAATGATCACCCCAATCACCTGTTTGTATGTGATTGTGGAGATTTGACTCATCAATTTGTGATTAGTTATTTCAATGACTTCTTTGGTGATGACCTGGATGATGAATTCACCTACATACACGTTCATCTAACTCCACATACTTTTTGGAAAAGACTCAAGATTGGTATTGCTTATATTTTTGGCAAACGCAGCCAATTTGGGGCTTTTGAAGAGATCATTCTAAATTCCGAAGAATGTCAACGGCTGTCACTGATACTGGAACAACGTAGTCGAGGCGTAGTTCCTAATGCCTAACAGTGGCAAAATCAGTTTGCTGGATGCCATTGATCAAGGGATCGTGCCCTGGGATCGTGAACGTTTGATTAAAGCTGGTCACTTGTATTGCATCGTGGCTGATCGTTATCCAGTAACTACTGGGCACATATTGTTTATTCCCACCTGGAATAGTTATAGCTTTATCAATATGTTGTTCGGCGCTGCTTATGATCATGGCTCAGCCATGATGGAACGTGGTGATTGTGATGGGTTCAACATTGGGTTGAATTGTGGCGCTGCATCAGGTCAAACTGTGATGTGGCCACATGTGCATCTGATTCCCCGTCGCACAGGAGATTGTGCAGATCCACGTGGCGGTGTGCGCCACTGTGTACCCAATGGGCTGGGTAATTATCTAAAAGACACAGAAAAGTAAATTACTTGCTTTGAGACTTCAGCTTGTTATACAGTTCAGTTACTGCTGGGTCAGGATCTTCGATCCACAGGTAGGAATGGAAATCGTTTTTAACCGCAGCCATCTGTAATTCTGTATCGGGGTTGGGAATAAACATAATCAGATAGCCGGCTTCGTTCACAGAACGCAGGATCATTTCTCTAGTAGGTACAATTTTGTGTACGTTAATTTTCGGATCATAAAAAAATCGAATCGCTTCTGGATCATTGTTCAATGCAGCCAGTACAACTTTTTCACTTACAACAATTTTTTTCTTTCGCAGTAAATCTCTCAGCAATGCACCAACTTCGGATACTGCCATAATTTGCACTTGCTCGCTGGGGTTTTTTACGTCACGTATCACGTAGGGATCTTTTTGAATCCCTGCCACCACCACAGCTTCACTTGGTTCACCCCCGTTTGATATAATATTACTGTAAACATACTGGGGATCCTGCTTTATTGCTGCCAGCTGCACAGCTTCACTTGGTTCAATGTCATTGTCATATAAAACTGAAATTAACCATCCTGTATTAGATACTGCGATTAGCTGCATTTTTTCAGTTGGGTTTGGAATATATTGTATACAGGATGGTGTTTTCTCGACGCATTTTAGCAATAGACTTTCGGATATTTTTATCTGCTGAGGACGCTGACTTTGCTCAGCTATCAAATATTGAAGACAAGCAGCATTCATACTAACAGCAGTCATTATTACTTGCTCACTTGGAGTGATGTTAAGTTTTTCAACTATTCTGAATAACGAACTCATTGGTTGTTGTTCCACTGCGATTATTTGTTCTACTTCTGTGGGGTTGGTGTTCCACATGATATGAGAACTTAGTTTTCGCATAATGGGTTGAAGTTTAGAGTAAAAAGGCAGAGTGTCTGGCTTAACTGGATCATCTTGCACATTCATAAACTGATAAGTGTAGGGGTCTATATTTTCAAACCAGTACTGATACTTGTTTTGTGGATCGTCGCGGGGAATAATCACATATAACGGTCCGATGTCAGCATAATAGTTGAACATATTGTTGTTTTTGGCGGCAGTACACCACTTTGTGCCCTGACCCCAGAATTTGGCTGCGGTTTCGTCCAGTAGTTCAATCACTAATAATTCTTGATCTCTAAATATCTCTCGGTATTTGCCGCGGTCTTCCTTTGGCTGATCTTGTGGCAACTGGTATTGACTTACTGCTTGATCAAAAGCATCAGCTGTCTTAAAGCGGTTGATGTCGGCATGTTCGGGCTTGATCTGCTTTTTGGTCTTGAGTTTGTGGTATTTGTCTAGTGCATCAGCAGTGGTGCTAATCAAATCCTCAAAAGGCTCACCTGCCAGCCACCACTGAGCCAGTCTGGGTACATAGCTCTTTTGTGGCGTGGGGTCGACTGATTCAAGCCGTTCCAGTGAGAACCGGGGTTCTTGTTTTAGTCTTTGCTGATATGCAGGTAGAGATTCAATCCTCTGTTGTTCTCTGCTTCTGTCGTATTCAAATAAAAATTCTCTGTAGCGCATGTGAGTATTTATTCAAATTGCTTTACAATTCAACACATTGTTGCTAAACTTATAACAAGCTATGACAGATAGACAATTAGCCAAAGCCATTAGGCAACAGAAAAAACAAACTGACGAAATCAAACAGCAAGCATCAGCTGCACTAGCAGTGCAAATGATTCAGTGCAAACACAAACAAGTGGTTGTGATTTGTAGTGAGTACAAGGGCAGCTATAGTTGGGATTATGACGATGGGCACGACGAATATCGCCAGTGTTTGATTTGTGGTGCAATGGAGTCTGCCGAACGTAATCAGTTTAAAACTTTGCTAAACCCTTTTAAACGATTGGAGTTGGGATTCCCTTACGGTAAACAATCACGCTACAAGGAAAGTCCTCTGAGCAATTGTTTGTCTGTTGACTTCAAAGAACTGCTAGCATGGGTGGAAAAGAACGGATATAAAGTATGAACAAACCAAAAACTAACCTGTGGTTAGATGACGTAAGACCTTGCCCGTTTGTGGGCAATTGGCGAGTGGCACTAGACTACAGCGAAGCCATTGAAATTTTAGAAAACTATACCGTGGTCAATTGTAGCCTTGATCACGACCTCGCATGGGAACATTACGATTCTAACGTAAACCCCAGACAGTATACAGAAAAAACTGGATTAGATGTGGTGCGCTGGATGGAGGCCAACGATTGCTGGCCGGTGAATCCTCCCACAGTACATAGTCTTAACCCAGTGGGCGCCAGACGCATGGCAGAAATTCTAGCCCATCATTACGGTTGTAACGTAGTATCATTGATAAGACCCTATAGAAAAGGACAATAACATGAATATTCAAACACAGATTGTGACCTGGATTCAGGACTATCTCAACAAACATCAACTAAAAAGTCTGGTCGTGGGAGTTAGTGGAGGCATCGACAGTGCAGTGGTCAGCGCCTTGTGCGCACAGACCGGAGTGCCCGTCTATGCCGTGAGTATGCCCATTCGTCAAAACGTCGTGGAAAATCTCAGAGCCCAAGCTCATATCAGTTGGTTAACTGACAGATATCCCAATGTTACTGGGTTATACATCAACCTCACTGACACCTTTGATTCTTTTTCTAAAGAAGTTGAGCAATCTTTGGGGTCAGAATTTACCAGCAATCTGGCCTTTGCCAACAGTCGTAGCCGCTTCAGGATGATCACTCTATATCAGATTGCTCAGAGCAAACAAGGTATTGTGGTGGGCACGGGTAATCGAGTAGAAGACTTTGGTGTGGGGTTCTACACCAAGTGGGGTGACGGTGGCGTGGATATCAGCCCCATTGGAGATCTCTACAAGAGTGAAGTATATGCCCTAGCACGTGAGCTGGGATTGAACCAGGGAATCATTGATGCCGCTCCCACCGATGGGTTGTGGGATGATGGCCGCACTGACGGCGATCAACTTTGCGCCAGTTATGATGAACTGGAGTGGGCCATGGAAAATCCCAATCCTCAGAATCCCACGCCTCGGCAACAGGAAGTGCTAACTATTTACAATCGCTTTCACACTGCGAATCAGCACAAGATGCAACCAATTCCTGTGTGTATTATTGAAAAAGATAAGTAAAAGACAAGAGGACTTTGGGCATCGTCCCTCTTAAAAAATTCCGCTGCTCGTGTTACAATTAACATAGGAGACATTCAACTAATGCCTAAAATTACTGCAAGTCGTTATCACGACTTTTCCACCGGCCATCGAGTATATGGCCATGAATCCAAATGCGCCCACTTACATGGCCACAACTATCGTATCCACTTCACAGTGGAAGCTGATAAATTGGACACAGTGGGCCGGGTAATGGATTTCTCTGCAATCAAAAATTATCTGTGTGAATGGCTAGAACTACAGTGGGATCACAAGTTCCTTGTGTGGCAACAGGATCCCTGGAGTCTGGAACTCAAGAAACTGGACCCTCAGGGCACCGTGATTGTGCCGTTTAATCCTACAGCTGAAAACATGGGACAGTATCTGATTGAAACAGTGGGCCCGGAACAACTGAAGGACACTGGTGTGAGATTGATTGCTGTGGACATTGAAGAAACACGCAAGTGCAAAGCCACTGTAACGGTGTGATATGAAACAAAGCCAACTAGACAACTATGTTAAATGGTTAGGTACTATTCTCACTGCGGTGGGTGTCACACTTACTGCGTTTGATGTTACTCCGTTAAACAAACTAGTGGGCATACTGGGTAGTATAGGATGGATTTGGGCTGGGTGGCGCATGCGCGAGCCCAGCCTTTATCTTCTAAACGCTTTCTTCATTGTGCTACTATTGCTAGGCCTTTTGTTAACAACTAAACATTTTTGACGTTCTTATTAAAAATTCTCCTTCACCTTGTATAAATAAACTTACAGGGAGAAGGTGATGAACATTCACTATTTAAATCGATATAACGCATTCATTGAAAGGATCAGGCAATTAGGAAATAGAGACCTAGAATATAGCGAAAAACATCATATTAAACCTAGATGTATGGGTGGGTCTGATGAACCTGATAATCTTATCACGTTGTCATTGAGAGAACACTTTTTATGTCATTGGATGCTGTATAAAGCATATCCAAAACATTTAGGGTTGGCTAGTGCATTTTTACAAATGGTGAACAAGAATTCTAAAACCAATAAACCACAAGACTTCAAAATTACTAGTCGAGTATATGAGCAACTCAAAATTGCAGTTTACCAAATGCTAAGTGAACACATGACCAATCGAGTATATGTGAAAAATGCAGACAATGAAACATTCTACATGAGTAAAGAAGAATATGCAGCTCAGTCTGACATAGTTTTTCACACCAAAGGCAAAATTTATGTGTTTGATAAACAAACCGAAAGTTGGGTTTACATTAGCTCAATTGAGTATCAAACTAATAAAGACAGATATATTACCAGACTGAGTCGAGAATTATATGATCACAAAAAAGAATTAGATGTTAATCTTTTTCGTTATCTAGATTTAGACTCGAACGAAATTGTCAAAATGAGTAAGTATCGAGCCACTGATTTAAATGAGCATCTTGGTCGAAAAAGATATAAACAAGTCATCGAATCGAAAGTAACTTATCAAGATGAAAATGGTAATAAACACATAATTAAAGCAAAAGATTACGATCCAAAAACTCATACCCATGTATTAAAAAACAAAGTCAACGTATGGGACCTCCAACTTGAAAAACAAAGAATTATACCTAGAACTGAATATGACTTCAATCCTGCTAGATATCTTACTTCCACTAAAGGAAAAATAATTGCGTTAGATACTAACACTGGAAAATCTTGCCTGATTGACAAAAAACTGTTTGATGGGGTAAGATATGTGGGAGTTACTAAAAATCTCACTACAGTTTTAGATAAGTCAACCGGTCAATATGTACAAATTTCAAGAGATCAAGTTCTAAACAACAAAGAACGTTACGCTGGACCTTGTGCTGGTAAGATCAATATAATCAATAAACAAACAGGGATTCGATCACAGGTCCCACAAGATCAGTTTGACAAAAATGTGCATTTGTCGCTAGGTAACAAAAAATATCTGTTCAAATGTCAACATGTTAAGACTGGTAAAATCAAAAACATCAATATATACGAATGGCATTTGGTCCAAGATTTGTATGTAATTTTGGATGAAAAAAAATTTTTAGAACTTAAAAATTTGCTATAATTATTATAGTAAGCAGAAACATAACTAAAGGAAAAAATTTAATATGCGTAATAACCGAACTATTAAGGTCTCGGAAATTTTTTTTTTTTAGTCTACAAGGTGAAGGCCGATACGTTGGAGTGCCCAGCATCTTCATGCGAACTTTTGGATGCAATTTTCGTTGCAAGTCATTTGGGTGCAGTACTCCAGTAACTGACAAGTATAATCCCGAAGTAGCCGATGTTATCAAAAATATTGATCAGTTTAAAGTGTTTGATGACTTGCCACTGGTTAGTACTGGTTGTGATACTTATGCCAGTATCTACCCAGAATTCCGCCACCTCAGCCCAGATTACTCAATAGAACAATTGCGAGAGCGGTTCAACGAACTGTTACCCAATAACACATGGATTCAACCCAATGGCAACGATGTACATTTGGTGATCACAGGCGGTGAACCTTTGCTGGGCTGGCAGAGTATGTACCCTGCGATTTTGGACAATGAAAACACGCATGGATTACGCAATGTGACTTTTGAAACCAACGGTACACAAAAAATTCATCAGGACTTGGGCAGGTTTATCACTGGTCAGTTTGAAGGCGACTCGTGTTTCACGTTTAGCGTAAGTCCCAAACTCAGCGCAAGTGGTGAGAGTTGGAGTGATGCTATCAAACCTGACGTTGTGGCTTCCTATGAAAATTACGGATTTGCTTATCTGAAGTTCGTAGTGGATTCTCCTGAACATTTTGCTGAAGCTGATCAAGCAGTGGCAGAATATCGTGCTGCTGGTTTCGTGGGACCTGTTTATGTGATGCCAGTGGGTGGTGTGGATGTTATCTACAACGGAAACAAGTTCAATATTGCTGAAGAAGCCATGCGTCGTGGTTACTACTACAGTCCTCGACTGCATGTGGATCTGTGGGGAAATAGTTGGTCTAAGTAAAAATATCCCCATCCTTTACTAAATATTTGTGAAAGGATGGGGATATGAAAAAAGGTTCTTATACTCATGACGAGTTCATAAAAAAGTTGCTGAAGTTAACCCTAAGATAAAAATTTTGTCCGAGTACAAAGGAGTGGAGAATAAAGTTACTGTTGAATGTCAACATCATGGAACAAATGAGATTTACGCATATCGTTTACTTAAACCAAATAGACATTGTTGTAAAAAAGGATATCACGAAGAAAAAAAGGGAAAAGTCAAAGTTACTCTTGACGATAGAAAACAAAAATATAAATCTATCTTAAAGGAATTGTGTTTTAAAGATTCTTTTTTATTAGATGATAGAAAACTACACAATATATTCTGTAAGAAGCATAATTTATATTTTAGTCAATGGATGAGTTCGTTAAATGTCGGAGTTGGATGTCCTCATTGTGGTAAAGAAAACAAACGTAATGCAGGACTAAAGATGATAAAAATTGCAAGAAAAAAGCAATTTGATGCAGGAAGAGCAAGATTCGTTTCAAAAAATGAAACAAAATGGTTAGACTCATTGGAGGTACCAGTTAGGCAAAAATGGTTAGAAGATATAAAGTATAGCGTTGATGGTTTTGATCCTGAAACAAATACAGTATTTTTATATCATGGAAAATTTTGGCATGGATGCATTTACACTTTTGATCCAGAACTAATTCACCCTATTCTTAAAGTTAAAATGAAAGATTTGTACGAAAAAACTATGTTGATAGAAAATCAAATTAAAAAAGCAGGTTACAATTTAGTAACAAAGTGGGGGCTATAAAATATGCTAAAAATAATGAAATGGAGTCGGTAATGCCCATTCTCAGTAAATTTGCACAGATACGTTGGCCCTGGAACTCTGAGCCATTGCCTGAGCCTGGACCTCCAGCTGAAACACCGAAACCAGCCAAACCCAGGGCCAAGCGAATTCCCAAGCCCAAACCTGAACCTGCGGTGTTGAGTGCCAAAGAACAAGCCACTGCTGAAAAACGTCCTTATGTGAATGTGTTGGGTCTGGACTTTGATCCCAAAAATCCCACACTGGGGAGTTTTGAATTGGACTGGAATGAATACTTTATCAAACAACTGTTGGTAAGTGGTTATCAGGGGGAAACTGAAGAACAATTAGTGGATCAATGGTTCAGAGGTATCTGCCGGCATGTTGTAGATGAAACCTGGGAGCAGGATCAAGCCGATCCCACCAACCGAGTGACTCGTAGAGATTTAGGTAACGGCCGAACCGAAATCGGTTGACATTGATATCAATAATTGCTATAATACTTTTATGACATTTCTGATTGTAGATTTGGCAAATACGTTCTACCGTGCTCGGCATTCAGCACACAAGGCTCAATCCCCAGAAGAAAAAGTGGGATTGGCTATCCACGTAACACTGAGCAGCATTGCCAGTTGTTGGCGGCAACATCGGGCCAATCATGTGGTAATTGCACTAGAGGGTCGCTCCTGGCGCAAAGATTTTTATCAACCCTACAAACGCAACCGTGTTGATGCTCGCAACGCAGCCACTCCTGCCCAGCAGGCTGAAGATCAGATGTTCTGGGATGCAAACGATTCATTGGCTGCATTCCTGCGAGATCGCACCAATGTCACTGTGCTACAAAACTCTGCATTGGAAGCTGATGATCTCATTGCTGGATGGATTCAATCCCGACCCAATGATCAGCATGTGATTGTGAGCAGTGACAGCGATTATGTTCAACTGTTGGCTCCCAATGTTCGCCAGTACAATGGTGTTTCTGAAGAGTTAATTACTCTGGAAGGCATCTTTGATCGTCTGGGCAAGCCAGTGAAAGATCGCAAGACTGGCTTGCCCAAAACTACACCTGATCCTGAATGGTTGCTGTTTGAAAAGTGTATACGCGGCGACACCACTGACAACGTGTTCAGCGCCTATCCGGGCGTGCGAACCAAGGGTTCAAAAAACAAAGTGGGTCTGACTGAAGCATTTGCTGACCGTAAAATTCAGGGCTGGGCCTGGAACAACCTGATGCTTCAGCGTTGGGTGGATCACGAGGGCAACGAGCATCTTGTACTGGATGATTATCATCGCAACCGAGTTCTGGTGGATCTCAGTGCTCAACCTGATCATATTCGTGAAAAAATACAACAAACAATCAACTCAGTTCAATCGCTGAACCGCCCCATGGTGGGAGCTCAGTTTTTGAAGTTTTGTGGTCGTTTTGATCTCAACCGATTGAGCGAACAGGCCTCCACTTGGGGCCAAATACTGGGAGCAGCATTACCAGAATGAGCACTAGATCAATTTATATCCAGGATAACACTGGTCTTATCGAAGTAACCAGTACAGATACTACTAATGGTAGTATCTGTACTGATTATATTTCAGACTCTCTCAGAGAGGTACGCTGGAGAGAAGGGTATGGACTGGGATTCGTGTCCAACGGGCTGTGGCATCAAATACCCAATACTCACTATAGTATTTCATGGAATATTCGTGGAAGAGAAATCGTGGAATGGATTCACAAACAAAGAAAACAACAGGATATCTGGCGTCAACAAGCACAAGATTCGCCCGCAGTTGCTGACGCACTCAAAACATTTACAGACTCACTAGAGCAACTGGTGGTCATCGCCAGTTTGTCCGCAGGAATACCAGAAAAATAATATGACCTTACAAGATTTGTTCACTGGCAATTTTCAAACATCTCAATTGCTAAGAGAGTTAGCACCATTACTCACATTGGCTTTTTGTTCCAGTTATGCTGGGTATTTGCGTGGCTGGAATCAGGGATTCGCCAAAGCCATAAACCTAACAGAAAACAATTCATCCAACAAGGAGGAAAACTCAGATGTCTAAGCTAACAGCCAAAAATGTTTCCGACACATTCTGGATTGTACAACACAATGGTCGCAAGGTGGGAAACATCACCGTCAATGCACAAGGCGTAGTTCTACAGACTCCCAATGGTACCAAACAGTTTCAGAAACTCAAAGACATTGAGCATGATTTTGACATCGAATGGCAGGAAATCACAGTAACCAAACCAGAAAAATCCTGTGATGTTTTTGGTTATCCAACTCGCAACCCAGCACACAATCCTGAATTCGATGTTCATCGTCGTCTGCCGCTGTTTACTTCTGACGCAGATAGCAAGAGTAAATTGTGTGCCGGATATTATTTGGTAAACAAACAGGGTTGGAAAAGAATGTTCTGCCCCAAACTGATCACGCTGGATCGGTACAGCTATTACGGCCCCTACATGAACAAACAGGATCTGTTAGCACGCCATCAAATTATCCAAAATGACCCCTTATATCAAACTGCTCAATGATCGAGTAAAGTTACTGAACCTAAACCGAACCAGTAATATTACTCTGACTGCTACTGAAGCTCGTTTGCTGCATAATGAAGTATTTGCATTGCTGGATAAAATATCTGCACTGCAAAATCAACTCCTGGCTCAAAAGCCTGATTCTTCTGGAGGTTTAAACGGCGGAACTTGGTAATTTTTCTATAAATACCTCAGAGAGATTTTTATCAATGAGCCGACCTAAACCTCAAATTCTTATAGAAAAATCACAGGGACTTTATCGTAGTGAACAGATTTTAGCAAGTCAGGGGATCTGGGCGGTGTTCTACCAGGGCCAGCCCATAAACCTCAAAACAGTGAATACATTGATCAGCTATCCAGGACCGAAGTATCGAAAAACCAGTTTTGCTAATCCTGGTCATGCCGTGAACCTGGCTCGAAAATTGAATACACTATTTGACAGTCAGGATTTTACTGTGGTATTGCTGAACCAAGGACAACAGATTTTCCCATGACCAGAGATGAATTCAGTGAGCAGATGTATCAGCATTATCAGGAAAAAAATCGCCTGATGCCTGATAACACCACACTGAAGTCATACAAACAAATATGGTGGCACAACTCCATTGACAGTCACAAATGGAGACTTAGTATGCCAGGATTGAGGCAGATGCTTTGTAAACCAGAATTTATTCCATCATTCAAATGTACGCTGACAGATCAAAATCTCATAATGACCCCCAAACTAACACAGTCCCTGTATCGCATGAATTTTCCCTGGTTTATAATCACTAGCTCTAACGGTCTCAAACAACAGACATTACAAAGTATCTGGATATTTGATTCAAAAGCCAGTTTCTGGTTAACTCTGTGTGGCAACAATCTGACCCAATTTTTGGCTGGTGTGTGATTGACACTGACTACTGATAATATTATACTTAAATTGAGTGGTCCAATTTAAAAATATGAACGCAACTTGGAAGAGGACTAAAAGAGGCGGCAGAAGTTATTGGACCCTCTACGTGAACGGCGATCGAGTGGGCTACATAGCAGACGATTACAGTCCACGCATTGTGTTCAAAGGCAAATTGTACCATAAATGCTACAGTTCACTCAGTGGATCTCGCATGCAGCTGGAACGGTTGGCTGGTGTTGAAACAGAGTGGGCAAAGAATCGCAGGAAAAACATGATGACTGACGCCGAATTAATGTGGAAGATTTTATCTAACTAACATGCACAGACTACACAAAGTTCGACTCCCAATTGATTCTAAATGGGTAACTACTCGGTCTGGTAATTTTGTTGTTTATGCTGGACGAGCATATTTGTCAGCTGCATTTGAAGAATTTGCCAAGCAAAATTTTGGTCCTTACAGATACCAAGCTCACAGCAAGTTCATCACTGTGCTCTTTGAAAGAGAATCAGACGCTGCTTGGATGAAATTGATGATCTAATAAATTTGGAGAGGAAATGTTTATGAATAAAATCTATCTAGTTGTTTTCACTCAAGCCAATCAGATTCAGGTAATTGAGCAAGCCTTTGCAGACTATGATCAAGCAGTAGAATACAGACGATCACGACAGCTGGAATCTTCCCATAAACAGACCGGTGAGTTTGAAATTGAAATTGTAGATTATAAAGTGTAACAAAATATGACACAATTTTGTCGCATTGTGAGAGCATCTGAATATTTTTATGACATGTACAAGGACTCCAATGTAAAATACATTCAGAATACAAAACATTTTGATGAATGGTTGGAAGATAAATTTGGTGTGAGACTACTCGAACCAACATATGAATCATATGAAATTGTGGACGATCAGAAGCATCTGCTGTTTTTGATGAAATTTTTAATCTGATTGACATCTGATTCCTAATGTGCTAATATAAGATTATGCGCGAACATCTACTGAGCCGCTGGTTTGATCCTGATCGATACAGCGGAGTATGGATTGAGGAAGGTGTGAGCGCAACCTTTGCCATGTGGAATTTCAGTGGGCAAATGGTGGGCTACCAAAAGTACGAGCCCGGTGCACCACGTTTGCACAACAATGGCGAGCATACCCGCTATCACACTTGGTTTGGCGAGAACAAGGTGGGTGTGTGGGGTTTGGAGAGTGTGGATTGGCGGGGCGGTGATCTGTTCCTAGTAGAGGGCGTATTTGATTCTTGCCGATTATCGTGGCACGGCTTGCAGTCTATAGCAGTACTTTCAAATGACCCAAAACATTTGCGTAATTGGATTAGTGTGTTACCACACAAATTAATTGCAGTTTGCGATGGAGATTCTGCTGGTAAAAAATTAGCCAAATACGGTAACGAAGTAATATATCTTCCAGAAAAAGAAGATGTTGGTTCATTGTCTGATGAGCAGTTTAACTTAATCTTCGGAAAATTTTTGAGATAATTTTTCTAATTTTTTCTTTTCAACTGTTGACTTTCGCTTCGCTAATGTTTCAGGAGATAACTTTCTTCCTTTTAATTTAGCAGAAATTTGATCTCTTAGTTCCTGTGAAATTTTTGGTCTCTGATAACTAGGATCTAATTTTTTGGCTCGAACAGCATTACTTCGTTTTTGGATAGTTTCTTGAGATTGCTTTCGGCTCGACGCTGCTTTACTCATTTTTTCTCGAGTCTCTTCTGAAACACCAACTTTTCCTTTGTTCCAGGGAATGTTTCCTTTTGATCCTTTGTTCCACGGAACTCTGCCTAATCCAGACTCGCTAATCTTCTTTCGAGATTCTTCAGAATGAGAAATCTTAGTAACTTTGCTTAATTCGTACCATAATGAAAAACTCCATGAAAGGCCCAATTGAACTTACACCAGACCGAATGGCTTTTGTGGTGGATTCCGAAATTGGCAAACGCATGCACACAATGTTGCAGGATTTTCCTGGAGTTGGTGTGATTGTGGAGCGTGATTGCAGCATGCTGGTGATGGGATCGCGTGAGAGCATGGCGCAGTTTATGACATTCTTTGAATTGTGTGTGGAGCGTTAACCTGATATATTTCAAAATCATTGATGAAAACGGTAGAATTTATTATCGAGCCCACAGTGAACATGCCAAAATTGTACAAAAAGATGCGAAAATGAGCCTTCTAGAACCTCAGTACTTGGTTGAAATACCGTTTAACGAATGGTATTATATCAGATCGCGAGAAAAGTATATACTTTGGTTTCAGCAGCAGGGATGGCAACACACAGTGGATTGGGGCAGAAAACATTTTTCGATCTCAGAAGTTATACTTTGGTTCCGTACTGAACAACATGCGATGTGGTTTATATTAATCTGGAGTGAACATGCAAAAATCTACAAACCCGGAATTTAATTTCTGTATAGCCACCCATTGGCCCAACAGTGACCGACTCAGAGTATACACTATTCACAGCAGCGAAATTCACTACGGTGATCAGCAGCAGGCGCAAAGAACATTGGAATACGTTCAATCCAAAGCACCCGATGAACAATGGAGAATCGTGCCAATCACTGTATATCCTGACAAGGTTGACATTTAAACAGAAAGGCGTTAGCATAAGAATATGAAGGCAAAGATCACAGTTGGACTGCCCGGCAGCGGCAAGAGCACCTGGGCCAGAGAGTATGTTGAACACAATCCCAACACGGTGATTGTGAACAACGATTCCATACGTGCTGAATACATGGAGCGTGAAAAGATTGACAAGTGGACGCCCACTGTGGAAAATTACGTTCGCTGCCAGCGTGAGCTGATGATTCAAACTGCTCATTTTAAAGGGCATGACGTTATTGTAGACAACACACACATGAACCCCAAAACTCGCAAGCAGATTGTGGATTTTTGTGAAAGCATCGGCTACGAAACTGAGCTGGTGGATTTTCAGCACGTTTCGGTAGAGGAATGTGTGCAGCGTGATGCTCAGCGTGAGGGCAAGGCTCGGGTGGGTGAAAAGGTCATACGCGATATGTATCGCAAGTTCAGCCCGCGCCCTGCAGAAGGTGCTCTGCCTCGTTGGGATCAGAATCCCAATTTAACCAAAGCAATCATTGTGGACATCGACGGCACCGTAGCTGAAATGGTTGACCGTGGACCTTATGACGAGCACTTGGTTTACAATGATGCAGTGCGTGAGCATGTACTCCGAACGGTGCGAGCACTGCAAATCAGCGAGGGTTGCAAGGTGATTTTTATGAGCGGCCGCAGTGCCAAATGCCAGAGTGAAACAGAACGTTATCTGGATGAAAAGTGCAAACTGTCAGACTACCTGCTGTTCATGCGAGCTGTGAACGATCGGCGACGTGACAGTGAAGTCAAACGTGAGTTGTACATGAAGCACATCAAAGATCAGTACAGTGTGCTGGCGGTGTTTGATGACCGTGCAGCCGTCGTTAGGGAATGTTGGACTCCTCTGGGCCTGCCAGTGTTCCGTTGCGGCGTGATTGATCGGGACGAATTTTAATGCAAATTGTAGCGTGGTTGACAAATGAGTTCAACCACGCTACACTAAAAACATGAGCAAATACCGCGTTACGATCGATCTGGAAATCAATCCTCCACACAATGATATGATTGCGCTCACGCAGGAAACTGCAAATGCAATTCTTAAAGAAGCAAGTATCAGCCATTTACATTGGGTGATGGAGTGGTTGATGTCTGATCTGCATGTTCGCAATCCTGATGCTACTAAACAAGCCATTGCGTATCACAAAAACTGGGCTGACGTTTTGGGCCGAGCTGACTTCAAACTGGAGAAGATTTAAGGTATTATGAGCAAGTATCGAATCACAATTGATGTAGAAATTGACTCTCCTTGTTCGGATATGGCAGAGCTTGCACAAAATACCTATGAAGCGGTTCTTCAGCAAGCGCACACTAGTCATTTAATGTGGGCGTTAGACTGGATGACTTCGAAAAAACGAGAGCTCAACCCCCAAGCTGCTGAACATGCTATACTTTATCATAACACTTGGGCTGATATTTTGGACCGAGCTGAGTTCAAACTGGAGAAAATCTAATGATCAACTACGATACTCTCACAACTAATCAGCGAGCCAACTTGATTATCGCCAGCCATACACTGTTGCGCACTCTGGCTGAAATTGCTGGCGCAGACGCAGCCAATGACGCTTGGGGTGCGTTGGCTGATACCATTCACCCCAACTTGAAGAACGATTTGCTCATGCGCATGCTAACGGACGATTTCCAAAAGGTTGTGATCACTGGTGTTGGTACCAACTTCATCAACTGTATTAAGGTTGTGCGTACCTACACCAACATGGGTTTGAAGGAAACTAAGGATCTGCTGGATGATGCTCGTTACAAGGGGCGGTGCGAATTCAACGTGTTTGACCCTCTCAAGCGCCAGCAGCTGATTACAGAATTGACTGAGCAGGGTTGCACAGTGATAGGCTAATCTGGTTGACCCGCTGTCCAGGATCTGCTATCATAATAAGGTAGCAGTTAAACCAAAGGAAAACACATGGTACACCAACAGCAGATTGACACGATGACGCAGAGATTGGAACAAGAGCGCAAGACTCCCGTGACAATTGACCCCACACGCTACATGATGTTGTGCAAAAGATCCGGGCTGGTTTCTGAAATTCAGACTCTGACTGAGTTTAACAAGTCCGTTGGGACCCAGAGTCAACAGGAAGCTGAGCTAAAGAATCAGATCAAACACCAAATCCTCAAACTGAATCGCCAAGTGATCAGCATTAACCGCAAGCTCAAAATTTACTAAATTCTAACCTGCTGATTTTGCTGAACTTACCAGTTCTGAGATCAGCAGGTTTTCTCTCGAAAGTGTGTGATCAGGTTGACCTTTTGGTCATCGTTTGCTATCATAAAAGAGTAATGGAACAAAAAACCAGACGCCGTAAACGCTGCGACCGCTCCTACGTTATCTATCAGTTGCAAGTCAACGACCAGATCTACATCGGAATCACTGCTCGTACCCAGAGCACGGCACTGAAGAGTGTTTGCGATCGCTGGAAGAAACACCAGAGCCGCTGCCGGAGCGAGCAAAAATCCTGGCCGCTCTACAACGCCATGCGCAAATATGGCGTGGAAGCGTTTGAATACAGCGTGGTAGAAACTCTGCGTGGTCGTGCTGCGGCCTACGCCCGTGAACGTGAGATTATCCGTGACCTTAATCCCCAACTGAACCTGGCTTAATATGAAAATCACCGTTAGAAAATGCCCCTGGACCCAAAAACTGTTTGAGTGCGACCAAAAATATATGGTCCACCTTAGAGAACTTCGCACTCTTCTGAGTTTTCGGCGTGATATTCAACGTGCAATAAATCAATCTGATCAAATATTTGAATGGGCTGCACAAAATGTTCGAACCACTGAGGAATTTGAAAAATGGTTTAAGGACAATTGGGATGTTTTTGCGCTCAGGAATCATGCAATCTATAATAGACGTTGGAATCCAAATCGTAAACTAAAAAAAACCGTACTTCCCACACTGATCAGCGTCAGTTGCCGCCAAACTACTCCAGACTGGGAGGAACCCAGAAATTCACATTCCTGCCCCCGCAATGGTGTTAAAAATTGGGAACGTAAATCTGATCTACCCACCACCTACCCAGGTTGGGGGTTTAGGCTGGATTTTAGTTACAAAGGCAGTTTCCCCAGCTTCGTTACTGAGATGTTTGATGGCACCATAGTGAATTGCGATAGGGGCGGCGGTGGTGGTCCGCAGAGCTACTCAACTGGCATCACACTGTGGGCTGATGATTGGCCTGCCATGCGGGACTTTAAGGAAAAGCAGAAAATGTGGCGAGTGCTATCAACTTAATTTTTGTGATTTGGTTGACACGGCTGAGACAGTTTGCTATCATAACAGAGTAGCAGACACACACCACATTGGAGACAAAAACATGGAAAACAACGAACTTTGCTCCTTCCTCACTGATGTTCAGTGCGAAGAAGTTTCTGGGTTTGAAGATCATCAAGACATGTCTGATTTTTATCGATCCCTGGATCAAATCAGCCAAGAGTTCCAGGATTTGGATTCAGTAATACCCGCTGGGTTGGACCGTTGCAGCCGACTTTGGTTTACTCCCGAGTTTGATGCTGCCGAAGAAGAAACTTTGGCCTAATAGTTGACACAACAAGGCCGATTTGCTAGACTAAAAGAGTAGTAGAAAACACAACACACAAGGAGATACAGAATTTATGAGTGCTAAGATGATTGATGCCCGTACGGTGACGCTGACTGAGGCTCGTAGCCGGATCATGCGTTGTTTGAAAGTCCAGCGTCCGGTGTTCCTGTGGGGCCCTCCCGGAGTTGGCAAGAGCGAACTGATTGAACAGATTGCCGAAAGCATGGGCGGCGTGATGATGGACTTCCGCTTGGGCATCCGGCAGCCCACTGACATCGTGGGTATCCCGTTTTATAACAAGGAGACCGGGTTGATGGACTGGGCTCCGCCGGTTGATCTTCCCACGCAGGAGTTTGCAGCCAAGTATCCGGTTGTGGTGCTGTTCCTGGACGAAATGAACTCTGCTGCCCCGGCTGTGCAGGCTGCGGCTTACCAGCTGGTTCTGAACCGCCGAGTGGGCAAGTATGTGCTGCCCGACAACGTGGTTGTGGTGGCTGCTGGCAACCGCGAAAGCGACAAGGGCGTTACGTTCCGCATGCCCACTCCGCTGGCCAATCGCTTCGTCCACCTCGAAGTTCGCGTTGACTTCCAGACCTGGTTCGACTGGGCTGTGGATCACAACGTCCACAAGGACATTGTGGGCTACCTGAACTTCCGCAAGAACGACCTGTTCGACTTCGATCCCAAGAGCTCCAGCCGGAGTTTTGCTACTCCGCGAAGCTGGAAGTTCCTCAGCGACCTGTTGGTTGACGAATCGATCACTAACGAAGAGCTCAGCGACTTGGCTGCTGGTACGGTGGGCGAAGGTATTGCGGTTCAGTTCATGGCTCACCGCAAGTTTGCAGAAAACTTGCCCGACCCCAGTGACATCCTCAGCGGCAAGGTTACTGACCTCAAGACTGCTGAGATGAGCGCCAAGTACAGCCTGGTGATCAGCATGTGCTACGAGCTGCAGGAAGCTCAGAAAAACAACGTGGGCAAGGGTGTGTTCCACGACATGGCTGACAACTTCCTGAAGTTCATGATGAAGAACTTCGAGACTGAGCTCACTGTGATGGGTGCTCGGGTGGCGCTGGTGAACTACAAGCTGCCCATTGAGCCCAGCCGGCTCAAGAGCTTTGAAGAGTTCCACAAGCGGTTTGGCAAGTACATCATCGCAGTAGGTAATAACCGATAGTACTCCAGGGAGTTGTGTCCCTGCTACACGATGCGGGCTTGGGAAACCAAGCCCGCATTCGTCTGTTGTGATTAGTAACAATTTTCCATTGTTTTTGGTTGATCCGTTCTATCAAATTTGCTATACTAAAAGAGTAATGAACTGCAACCCCACAATCAACAGCCAAGATTTTTCCACTATCCACAATGCTCTGTGTGAACTGAGGTCCCTGCAGGGCACAATGACTCCAGACCAAAACCACACCGTCGCAATAGCCAATATCATTGCTAAGTTTGAAAAAGGTTTGGCTGGTGCCTACCAACAGGACAATCAAGCATTTGAACTCAAATCCGACCACTACGAAACCATTCAAAATTCCAACGATTTTTACTCCCGCTGGAGCCTATACGATGTCGACGATCTCACCCACCCACATGGGTATTCTCAATCAGTACTGGTGTACCAGAATCATTGGGGAGGAAAGGTTGTATTGATTCCTATCACAGGACTCACTTGGGTGGATTTGTGGCGTGCTGCTGACCTTGCTATCAAGAAAAGCGGTGATGATCACCATATCTTTATTGAGGGGTTCTGTGCCAATGATCAGGACCAGTTGGAACTTTGTACTGGCAGTTAAGTTGACACGTTCTATCAAATTTGCTATACTAAAAGAGTAAAGGACAACATGAGCACCGCTACTACCAAAAAAACTCGCAAAGACAAGCAGTTTGAAACCTACTGCACCGACAAACCCATTGACAAGTCGCTGGCTGAGCAGGTGAAGGAAAAGCTGATTACGGCTAGAATTGCACTGTTGTTGAAGCAACCATTTTTTGGCAACATCAGTGCTCGTTTGAAGCTGACCCCAGCTGATGAGTGGTGCCCCACTGCTGCCACTGACGGGCGTCACTTCTACTACAATCATGCCTTTATCAAGGCCCTCCGCCCTGCTGAAGTTGAGTTTTTGTTTGGACACGAAGTGTTGCACGTGGTTTACGATCACATGGAACGCCGTGGCGATCGTGATCCTCAGCTTCACAACATTGCTGCTGACTACGTGGTGAACCAGGAACTGGTGACCGCCAAGGTTGGCGAGCTGATTACCACAGTGCCGGCACTTTATGACCGTCAGTACACTGGATGGAGTTCTGAAGAAGTGTACGATCACTTGTTCAAGAATGCCAAGAAGATCAACATCCAGGATCTGCTGGATCAAGTGCTGGATGATCACATGGACGGCGATGATGAAGGCGAGGGCGAAGGCGACGGTGAAAACAACGGCGATAAAAAACGCCCGGGCCGTCCCAGCCTCAGCGAAGAAGAAAAGAAGGCTATTCGCGACGAGATCCGCGAAGCGGTGATCAACGCTGCCAAGCAGTGCCAGGCTGGGCAGTTGCCGGCAGGCGTTCAGCGCCTGATCAAGGAGCTCACTGAGCCCAAGATGAACTGGCGCGGGCTGTTGCGCCAGCGGATTGAAAGCACTGTGCTCAGCGACTACAGCTGGTTGGTGCCCAGCCGCAAGGGTTGGGAATTGGACGCTGTGATCCCAGGCATGGTGGTGGATCAGCAGATTGACGTTTGCGTGGCACTGGACATGAGTGGTTCCATTGGCGATAAAGAGGCTCGTGACTTCCTCAGCGAGATCCAGGGCATCATGCAGCAGTTTGATGGTTACCGTATTCAGGTTTGGTGCTTTGATACTGAAGTTTACAGTCACGACACCTTTACCAGTGACGATGGCCGCAGTGTTACTGAGTACCAGATCAAGGGCGGTGGTGGCACCAGCTTTAATGTAAACTGGGAATGGATGAAGGCGAACAATATCGAACCCAAGTTGTTCATTATGATGACTGACATGTATACCGGCGACGGGTTTGGTGATCCTAACTACTGCGATACGTTGTTTATTGTGCATGGTGGATGTGACGTAGTTGCACCGCATGGTGTCACAGTAAAGTACGAAGACTAAACAAACAGGGTGCGGGAGAAAGTCCCGCACCCTTCTTTTTTATGAACAACGACAACGAAATTATAAACCAAATTTGCAAACACCCCAGAGTGTGTACTCAATGGTTTTGGCACTTCAAACTTCTGACGATTCCAGTAGAAATTATTACCGCTTCCACTGAAGCGGTTGTTATTTCTAATCTGATTCAACAGGTCCTGAGCCACACCCAAGGCCGTATCTGTATACCTAGACCCAACGTATCCTCTGCTTTGATAGGCGGCAAGTACTTGGGCTTGGGGTTCGAAGATCCCGTGGATATCACTTTTATCACTCTGATCCTGCCCAATTTAGAAAAAAATCATAGAGTTCCATAAGCAAATAAATATTGGAAAGGAGTAAACATGGAGAACAATCAACCAACATTAGACCTCAACGACCTGAGAATTCTTCGAGAGATAGTTTCACAATGTTCACAGCGTGGTGCTTTCAGGGCCGAAGAATTCACAACCATAGGAAACGTGTATGATAAACTCACGGCCTTCCTGGAAATGTCAGGTTCAATAAAGTCTGATGAGCCGGTCGGTGAAGACACTACTACTATTGGCCAAGTGCCTTTAACTGACGATCAGGACGCTCCAGCAAATCTGGAAGGAGTTTCAAATCATGATTAAACACGTGGGCCGTCACGGGGATAAAAAAGTAGTAATTCTTTATCGCACTGTGCCCAATGAAGAGCATATGTGTTTGGTCAGCTATAGTGACCTACTGCCTAGAACCTATCACGACGCTGTGATGAAGATTTTGGAATCCGCAGTGGGTCAACAGGCTGCTGAATTTTCAGAAGCTCTGTTTCGAAATCTATTGCCTGACGGAAGAAACATGTTGCACACATTGCATAAAGAAGGTCTGATCAAGAAGGTACCAACCAATCAGGTAATCGTCACGCCCGATACCAAAAGTAATGTTCGGTTAGACGAGCTGAATGAAATTTTGAAAAAAATGGAAGCTGGATCAGAAGCTGTTCAAAAAATGGCCGAACTGGATGCGCAGAGTGGATTGCGTGATCCTGCTAAAAACAAAAAGACACAATCTGTGCCAGAAAAAACCGCCGATCTGCTCAGCGACAGCAACCTGGCTCAAAACTTAATTGCCCAGGCTGCCAGGATGAGAGTTGAAGCTCAGAGTCTCTTAACTGAAGCTCAACGTTTGGAAACCGAAGCTCAGCTGTTGGGTGAACCCAAACAAGCTACTGCGGCGCCCAGAAGGGGCAGACCCAAGAACAGTGCGAAATCGAAAACCACAGTTGCGTGAGAATTTTGAAGTGGGAACTGATTGGGAAGCTCTTCTGGAAGAAACTGAGAAGTCATCAATACCCATTTTCCTGATCAAAGAAGTTCATTTTATCACACCAGGGCAGCCTGATGTAGTAATGCCCTTTGACAACCTGGATCAAGAAACCTTGGCACTATTAAGTCGAAGCATTCAAGACTTTTCAAATGGTCCAAGAATACGCTTGATCATAGATCTCAATAAGTACCAGAGATGTATTGAACAGATAGTGAGTGGTATACTGGACGATCTATTACCATGACCATAACTAACCCGCGCATCAATGCAATATTTGCCACAGACCTGCAAGGGGGCATGGGCCATCAGGGTTCCATGCCCTGGCCCAGGCTTACTGACGACTTAAAAAATTTTCGTGATCTAACCATGGGTGCCTACATACTGATGGGTGGAAAAACCTGGGCTAGTCCAGATATGCACAATCCACTGCCTGGCAGGCAAAGTATCGTGTGGAGTAGAAATCCTGATATTGTCGCTGACAGAAATGTCATTCATATTGAAGGAGAACCAGAAATTTGTTTAGATCTTCTGCTTTCTACTCGGATATGCTACGGCGGTGATATCTGGGTAATAGGCGGAGCAGAAACTCTGAGATCCTGGATGCCACATGCGTGCATTGTTTATCACACCGAAATAGAAGGCACATGGGAGTGTGATACTCACTATCCCAAATCAGAATGGTCTGATAATTTTGACGATACATTGTCGGTAGAAAAGAAATTCCAGGATGCTCGCAGCGGAGTTCGGTACACAATTAAAAAATGGGTTAGACATTATGGAAAAACAGTATCTTGATACATTGAAAAACATATTGGAGAGTGGCGTCGATACCGATGATCGCACTGGGGTGGGCAGCCGTAGTATTTTTGGTGTTCAGATGCGACATGATCTCAATCAGGGATTCCCAGCACTAACTACCAAAAAGCTAGCATGGCGTGCTGTGGTGGGAGAACTGTTGTGGTTTATTGAAGGCTCCAGCGACATTGACCGACTGAGCGAACTCACACACGGCGTTACGGGCAAACAGACCATATGGCATGCTAATGCACTGGATCCTAACTGGGTCCGTAATGCTGATTTTGATGGCGATGCTGGACGCATCTATGGTGTACAATGGAGAGACTGGCGAGGTTCGTATAATAACAAAATTGATCAGCTACACTTGCTGATCAAAGATATCCAGTACAATCCGCACAGTCGTCGCCATATTCTCACTGCTTGGAATCCTGACGATCTGGGTCAAATGTGTCTGCCACCTTGTCATGTGCTCAGTCAGTTCTACGTGCGCAATGGCAAACTCAGTTGTCAAATGTATCAACGCAGCGCAGATTGGTTCTTGGGAATCCCGTTCAATATTGCCAGCTACAGCCTGCTCACTCACATGATTGCTCAAGTGTGTGGGTTAGGTGTTGGGGAATTTGTTCACGTAATCGGAGACGCACACGTTTACCATAATCACATGGACCAAGTAAAGGAGCAGCTAACAAGAACTCCGCTACCTTTACCCACTGTGTGGCTCAATCCTGATATCAAAGATATCAACCATTTTACACCAAACGATATCAAGCTGATTGATTATCAGTGTCATCCTGCAATCGCAGCGCCAATGGCTGTTTAATTTGTATGCAGAAGATTACTGTAGAAAAAATAACGGTTAACGAAAGGATGTTGTACGGAAACTCAGCTGCTGAACTGATCGAAAGGTTCAAACATACCAATAAATACAAATGGTTGCGCAATCACAAATATGAAATAAAACTGTTCACACATCGTTCGCCTGATAATGGAACATCCAGTGTGGTGTTTGTGGCTGAGCTAACAGACGAACATGCGACAGAATACATAATGAGGTTTGCATGATAGAGCATTGCCAAACATTGTGTTTGGAGAATCCACAAGGCGATACTCGTTGGTTGAGAATTGTATACACGGGCCATTGTTTAGTGGCGATTGAATCAACAGAGTATGCTGTGCTGGATTCAGGTTACACAATGAAATTTGCCAATAGATATGATTTAAATGCTTGGTTCAAATCGCAGTTGGATTCAGGTTGGCAAGTGAGCTTTAGGTCAAATCAACCAAGTGATTCTATTGACACCAACGTCATTGAACAAGTAAAATTAAATATATTCAACGCTTTATCTAAGACTAAGTAATAACAAGGAGAAAACATGAAGTTAATTTCATCACTATTTTTTACTCTAGTCTGTGCGTTTGCACAGACTAATCCATTCCCAACGTTGTCACCTGCGGGTGCTACTGTGAGCTACGACAAGGCAGTAGACACGTTGGTTTCTTTACCAGGTGTAACCATCACCGCTGGTGCCAACAGTTTTGCATACAGTGTGTATGTTCCTGTGGACTACTCTGCTGTGGTTTTGTACTCACCCATGGTGGGTTATTTGCCGCCCGGTACCACTGGTGCAGTGCAACTGGCTGTGAATGCCCAGAGCTTGAATGTGGGCACCTACAGCATTCCAGTGAACTTTGTACAGAATTCACCCAGCCTGGTTGTGGGGTTCAACATCACACTAAACGTCACTGATAGCCGCACCTATGTGTTGCCCAGTGCAAACGATCGACAGATTCCGCATATCGCAGCAGGCGACGTTTGGAAGACTCGAGTACGTTTGGTGAACACCACCAGTTCACCCAGCATCAGCGAAGTTCGTTTTTACAACCCACAGGGGCTGGCAGAAAACTTTGCAGTAAATGGGTTCTTAACCAACTATCTTCCTGGTGTCACAGTTCCAGCACGCGGTTACTTGGACCTAACACTGGATAACCCCAGCGGACTCAAAGTTGGTACTGCTATGATCAAACCTCTCTTGGGTGCAACTCCCAGCATCAACGTGGTGTACGCCAACAATTCACCAGTGTTTGAAAGTGCAGTGGAAGTGAAACATCCCAGCCGCAGTTCGTTGACGGTGTTGTTCAACAATGTGGGCCGTAACAGCACCGGCATTGCAATCAGCAATGCACTGAACTTTGAGCAAGAACTGACTTTTGAGTTCTTTGATGAGCAGGGTGTGAGTTTGACTCCCACTGGCGTCACTGTTGCCAAAGTCAAAGTTCCACAGAATGGACAGTATATTGCCACTGTGAACAGTGCTTGGCCGTTCACTGCTGGAAAGACTGGTTCGATTCGTATTACAGGAACCCAACCAGCACTGTTTGGTTTTGGGTTGCAGTTTGACTTGGACCGCGGTGTGTTCTACACTCAACCAGCGTTCTAAACTTGAAACCAAAATGGGGGCCATTGGCCCCCATTTTCATGACTTGACATACGACTTTAAAAAGTGCTATAATAAAGTATGAAGAAGCCAACACAACGCCAAAAAATACAGGAGTATGAATGTCTTCTACATTCTCTGTCATTGTCTCGTATGGTTGGCAATACTCAAAAAATTAACGAAATGCTGGATCGCATTGATGGTTGGAGTTATGCTCATCGTTGCGGTAATGGCACCTTAACTGATCGTCAGCAAAATGAGTTAATCAAAAAGGCTTTCTGGAGGATCAATGAACGCTGAGTTGCATATTCAAAAATTATTGCGTGGGTCTACTACGGGTCTAGAAGAAATCCGTGCTCTGGGCATCCGTTACACCCGTGACACCAGTCATCCCAACCTGGTGCAGTTTGCTTACCATATGACCGAATCTTATGCAAACAAGACTCACCCCATTGTTCGTGAGAGCCGTGGTTTGATTTTGGACCAAGACCAAAATTGGAATGTGGTTGCTTTCCCCTTTCTGCGGTTTTTCAATTGGGGTGAACCTGGCGCTGCTGAAATTGATTGGTCCACTGCCCGAGTGCAGGAGAAGTTGGACGGATCTTTGATAATTTTGTGCCACTATGCTGGCAACTGGATGGTGAGTACCAAGCAAACCCCCGGTGCAAATTGCCAAGTGGGCGATTGGCCCATCACTTTCCGTGATCTTTTCTGGCAAACCTTCAATCAAAAGTATAATACGCAAAATCTGATCCCGGGTTGGACCTATTGCTGGGAACTGGTTAGTCCCCAGAACCACGTGATTACTCGCAACAATACCGCCGAGGTAACGTTGTTGAGTGCCCGTGACGCTGACGGTGTTGAGGTTCACCTGGATGATCCCAGAATTTGGGAAGGGTTCCAGCGTGTGCGCCATTTTGATTTCAATTCAGCCCAAGCAGCCACTCAGGCAGCTGAACAACTGGATCCTTTGGTGCAGGAAGGCTTTGTGGTGGTGGATCAACAGTTCAACCGGGTTAAAATCAAGAGCCCCAAGTATGTGGCTTTGCACTATTCTCGATTTAGTCTAGGGTTGCGTGGTATCCTGGATCTGATTCGTCAGGGTGAATCTGACGAAGCTGTTGTTTATTTTGACGAAATCAAAGATCGATTTGCCATGGTGAATCAGCGAATTGACCAGTTAGCTGAGGTAATTGATCAGCATTTTCAGAATGCAAAACCACATGGTACGGATATTGTGTTCCAGGGTACCAGGGAAGAAATAGCCGCAAGCCGTAAGTCTTTTGCTGCATACGTTAAATCTCAGGTTCCTAGTGATATTCAGGGCGCAATGTTTTCCTTGATGAATGGTCATTTTCAGAATGCTCGTGCGTGGATTCTGAATCAAACAGACGATTATCTTTTAAATGTACTGAAACTCAAATTAAAGAACACAGTTAATCCATCTGAACAGTAAAGGTCATTATGATTTCAAAATTCACACTAACTTCTGCTTTTACAGCCAAAGGATTTTTGATTTTTAAATTGCTAACCGCGACTGAAACTGGAGAAATTCGGGGTCAGTTGTTAGATTGCAATCGAAAGCCAGTGCCCAAACAGGAAATATGCTATCAGATTTATTTGAACAATCTACCGCAGGCAAATACTTATTGCGACAAAACCAACACAGATGGGATTTTCAAGTTCACTGACCTAGAACCCGGGGTGTATGGCGTGTTTGTATCAGGAGATCGTTGGAGAACTACTCGATATCGCGATATCAGGGTGGAGCCAAATCGCAGGGTGGATCTGTTCTTTAAACTGATGCCAGCGCCGGGTCAGAATCTGAGTTGTATTTTATGAAAACCAAATATCCAAAAATTACCTTATCCGAAAAAGTGTTCTACATGGAAAAATTTTTGCATCAGCTATGCCTGGTTTATCAAGTGGGAAACACTGCCAAGATACAAGAGATGTTATCCAATGTGGAAATGTGGAGTTATGCTCATCGGTGCGGTAATGGTGCATTAACTTCTGCTGAGCAAGAACAGTTGATCAGAGCAGCTTTCTGGAATAATATTGTCAACATTTAATCTGATTAAATGTAACTAAATTGTGTTGTACTTGTAATTTATTTGTAAATTTGAAAAGTGTAAGTAACAAAGAGGAATAATCAAAGAATGAAAAATTTTTTTCTACATCTTATGTGTGTGATGGCACTGTGGTCACAGAGTGACACTTCTGCTATCGTGGGTGTGATTCAGGACAGCGAACATGCCATTTTAGCAGGCGCCATGGTGACTGTGCAAAATGAAAAAACTGGCACCGTGAGAGAGGCAACCAGCGACGCTGAAGGACGCTATACTTTAACCAATTTAAGTGCAGCCAATTACACCATTAAGGTAGCCGCACCAGGATTTGCTGCCATGCAACGCAGCGGAATCAAACTGTCAGTGAGTCAGCAGATTGCTGTGAATTTTATTTTGGTCCCACAGATGATCAAAACTGAAATTGTGGTGGAAGGTGGCGACGTGGTGGCAGTAGACACTGCCAGTGCCAAAATGGGGGTGAACGTTAGCGAACGCGAAGTGGAAAACTTGCCGCTGAACGGACGTCAGCTCAGTCAGCTGTATCTGCTGGCACCAGGTGCAAATACCGGCGGTGGTGGCAGTTATGACAACATCCGTTTTAGCGGTCGCAGCAATCAACAGAATGCTATCCGTTATGATGGTGTAGAAGGCAGTGCGATTATTGACAGCAGCCCAGGCAATCTCAACGGGCAGATCAGCAGCTTTTTCCGCCTGCAGAGCAGCATGGAAAATGTGCAAGAATTCCGTGTGGAAAGCAACAACTATCCGGCTGAATATGGCACAGGCACTGGTGGACAGATCACAGTGGTCACCAAAAGTGGTGGCAATCAGTTGCACGGCAGTGTGTTTGAATATCTGCGCAACAATGCACTGGATGCTCGCAACTTTTTTGATGGTGCAAAAACCAATCCACTGAGACTGAATCAGTTTGGAGCCAGCGCAGGTGGAGCCATTGTGCGAGATCGTTGGTTTTGGTTTGCGAGCAATGAAAATCTGCGTCAGCGTCAGAGCATTCCATTTAGAGAAGCTGTGCCCAGTGTGAGCGCACGAGCCAGAGCTGTGGCCAGTGTGCAGCCACTGATGAGTTTGTATCCAGTGGGCAATATTGCAACCACTGATCCCAATGCAGATGTTGTGGCGCTGGATCGCTCACAGTCTGTGGACGAAGCCAGCTTTGGATCACGCATTGACGGCAGACTAACTGAACGATTCAATGTGTACGCTCGTTTCTTCCGAGATCAGGGCCACAGTGTTCAACCACTGGGCGTGACTGGCAACGGTATTGATGTTACCGCAGTACCGCAAAATGCAGTGTTCAACACTCAGTGGATCGTTAGCCCAACCAAAATCAATGAAGCCAAGCTGGGCATTAATGCTTACAAGACTCGTGCCTGGGGCAGAGCACCCATTGTCAACGGTTTTAATCCTGCTGATATCAGTGTAAATCTCACAGGTGGCATTGCAATTGCAGGCATCAGCAGCCAGGGCGCAGGCACCGGCTTTGCTACTGCTGGCGGACTGGTTCGCAGCAACAGTGCAACCAATGGACGTGGTCAGCCTTATACCAATACCAGCACAGCACTGATTGATAACTTCAGCTGGATTCAGGGCAGCCACAATTTCAAAATGGGCGGAGAAGCTCGTTGGGTTCGGTTGTACACTGATCGCCTGGGTGGCACAACCTACAGTTTTGCCAACGTAGAGGATTTGGTCAATAATCGTCCACTACAGGTGCAATTTTTAGGTGATGTGAGTGCGCCCAGTCCGTTCAATCGCAACGCAATCGGTGAGCGTGAACTCAATCAACACTTTTTGATTGGATATGTGCAGGACGAATGGAAGTTGCGTGACAACATCACTGTGAACTATGGCATGCGATATGAATACTACAGTGTGTTTAAAGAAAAGCGTAACCTAGCTGTGGCTTGGAATCCAGTCACTGGTCAGCTGATGGATCCGGCGCTGCCTATTTATCGTAGCAGCCGCACTAACTTTGGTCCCAGGCTTAGTTCGACTTGGAGTCCGCGTCGATGGCAAGGCAAAACTGTGGTTCGGGTGGGATCGGGGATCTATTATGGTCCGGGTCAGCCGGAAGATCTAATCCAGCCGTTTGAATCAGATCGTGTGAGCAGCACACTAACTGGAGTTGCTTATCCCATTAACACACAAGCAATTGTGGCCAACTACAACATCAACAGTCCCACACTTAAATTCCAGCCGCGTGCGTATGATCCTGGCTATCGTGTGCCGGAAACGGTGTACAGCTATACTACCAGCGTTCAGCAGCAGATCAGAAGCAACACTGTGACTGTGGCATATGTGGGCGGTTTGGGTCGCAACTTGTTTATTCGCACACTGGGCAACTTGATTACCAACGTGGGCACCAATGTCACAACTGGCGCGGCTGTGGTAACTCGACAGTTTGGCGATCGTTGGGCTGAAGTTGACGTAAAAACCAGTGGTGGCAATGATCACTACAATGCTCTGCAAGCCACACTGAATCGAAAAACTCGCAATGGTTTTAATTACGGTGTGAGCTATACTTGGGGACGTTCAATCGGCAGCAGTGGTGGGTCAAACGAAACAGTCACGGTGGCCAATCCCTATAACTGGCGATATGATTATGGCAACAATGCGGCTGATATTCGTCACAATCTCAACACTGTGATGTTATACGAAGGTTCTCGTGGTTTACTAAAGAATTGGCAAGTGGGTAGTATTATTAATACTCGCACTGGATTGCCATTGGATCCACTTATTGTGCGAAATGACGTAATCTACAAAGATCAGCGCACTGGTATGTACTACAACAATCCGGTAATAGAAAACGGAGTGGTACACAGTGTGGCTGTAGTAAACGTACCCGGTGGCGGACAGAGTCGACAGATTCGCCGTCCGGACTACGTGGCAGGTGTCAGCCCTTATGTAAAGAGCAATGGCACATTGTACTTGAACAGTGCTGCGTTTAGCACTCCACTGCCAGGCACATTCGGCAACGCTTCCCGATACAGTTTGCGTGGTCCGGCTCTTTTCCAAACTGATTTCACCGTGCAGAGAAAGATTCGAATTACTGAACATTTTCAACTAACTGCTCGAGCTGAAGTTTATAACTTGTTCAACCGTGCTAACTTTGCCAATCCGCCTGCTCAATTGCCCAACGCAATTCCCAGCAAGCCCGGGCAGGCCAACACAGTTCAGCCTGGACAGGCATTCGGTTCTAGCACTCAGGGAGCAACATTTGGTGTAATCAACAGCACACTGGATCGCACAGTGGGCTTGGGAACCAGTCGACAGATTCAATTGAGTTTGCGACTGAGCTTCTAATTAGGCAAAATAAAAGGCTATGGAAATATAGCCTTTTTACCATTTTGTTTGATATCCGCTGCTTAATTAGCTATAATAGTATTATACATGGAACAGCATAGACGAACATTAGCAAGATCAGCCAGCTGGCGAGTTACAGCAACCATTGTTACTGCTGTGTGGACTGGGATTGAATCAGCCATATGGATGAATTTGGCAATGACCATTGTTCACTATGCACATGAAAGAATTTGGTTGAAGATTCAGTGGGGTAAGCAGAATCAATAAATAAGTTTGATAGGTGATGATCTGGATTGAAGGCATTTTGGACGAGAGTTCGAATCTCTCCACCTCCCAGAATCATTTGAAAAAGTGATTCTGGGTGGGGGTGCAATTGGTTTCGACAGGATGAGCTAGAAAAGGGGAATCTATCCGGCAGACGACTACCGTAACAGCGTGAACTAAGAAATGCCAACAATACTTGGTATGATCTCGGTGAATACAGCTTCGAAGGTAACTTGGAAGCTGGGCTAGCAGTAGCCTAACCGAATGAGTTAGATGAGCCCTTGGAAACAGAATGCTCATCAGGCAGAAGCTTTGCTTCTGCCTTTTTTCTTTGCCATCTTAATTTAGCAGATTCGCTCATTTTTCTTCGCACTTCTTCAGTAACAGGATGACCAAGTTGTGATTGACGTTGTTTTTCTCTATACTCAGCTGATCTAGGATTCTTTCTTTTTTTGCCTTTAAGAATTTTGCTTAAATTATTCTTACGATCCTCACTTAGAGGTCCTCGTTTTTTTGAAGGTACGGACCTAGGTCCTCGTTTTGTACCAAATGCTTTTG